TGAGGTCGAGGTCACCGAAGACCCAGCGAGTCCCGTCGTGCGCTGCTCGGCCAATCACCTCGTAGGTCGAGCGGTTGAGTAGGACCGCGCCCCACTTGTTGGCGGGACTGGCGACCAAAGAGGCCAGGTCGGTGAAGAAGCCCAAGTCGCGGTGTGCAGACTGTCGCCAGCCGAGGTCGTGGTACATGTTACAGCCTCCAGATAGGCGTCACGACGACGTCAGCGCCGACCAGACCGTACAGTTGGACGGGCTTGTCCACGTTCCACTCGTATGGCCCGGCCGACAGTGCCCCGCCCGCGTACGCGTGCACGGACGTCACCGCGTTGGTCTCGTCGGGGGAGTTCACGTACACCGTGTCCGTCCCCGTGTTGTCGACCTCGATGTAGAACCACCCCCCGTCGACGTTCGCCAGCCCCGCGTTCGACGCGAGGATGAGCGCTGTCAGGTCGATGGTCTCCGAGGACGCGAACGTGTACACGACTGTGTCAAGTTGTCTGGCCATGGGTTACTCCGGTACGGCGCACTTGTAGAAGGGTCGACGGTCTGGGTCGGTGTCGGACACGCGCACGAAGCCTCGGGACGGCATGCCGCCTGTCTCGACGGCAATGTAGTAGTCACCCGCTGGACCCCACAACAGCAACCCATCCGAGGTGAATGGCAGGTTCGGGTCGATGTTCTGCATGTAGCCCAGCAACGCGCCCGTGGTCTTGTCATACGCGTCACAACCATCCTGGTCGCTGGCGTACACGTAACGATCGTCACAAGCCACGTGCAGGCCCGTGAAGCCCCCATCGGTGAGGCGGCGCCACAGCAGCACCCCCCGGTTGGAGAAGCACCACATGTTGTACTGTGCAGCACCATCCGTGATCACGGCCCCGATTGCAAACACCCGCTCGCCGTCGGTACAGATATCGACCACGCGCGGCGTCCCAGCCGTCGCAGCCAGCACAGCGCCCCACACGAGGCTCGCGGCCGTGATGGACAGGCTCACCGCCTCGATGTGTGCACCCCCCACACCCGCAAGACCTCCGATGTAGGCGTTGAGTCCATCCACACAGACACAGTCGAGGGTGGCGGCGTGGTTGTAGGTGTCGGTGCCTGTGGCGTAAGACGCACGCTCATAGATGTTGACCAAGTTGGACGAGTCGATCACGGCCACGAACTCACCGTTGCTAGCAACCCCCTGCGCGTTGCCAGCGACGGACACACCCGTCGACCACCCCGCCAGGTTGGCGCCGGTCTCCGCGTTGAGTGCCTTCACCTCCGTACCTGTGCTCGACGTGCACGCCAGGAACACGGCACCGCCGTCGACGGCGATGGCGTTTACCACCGTGACGCCCGTGAGGAGGTATGACCAGACCTGAACGCCAGGGTTGTCAGGGTCCTCAGCGTAGACCGACGTGCCATTCACGTAGTAGACGAGTCGCCCATCGGTGGTGCAGAGCAGCACGGGGTAGGTAGGCGCCTCGAGCCCAGGGGCGTTGTAGACGATGTCACCGCCCCCTCCTGACAGAGCGCGGCGCACCGTGAACCGGCGCCCGACCTCGATGTCCGAGGCACACGCCGCGGCCAACGACGAGAACTCTCGGATGGCACACCCCTCGAGCCAGTGGAGCAGCGCACCAAGTCGCTGCATGTGTGAGTTGTACTCGTCGGCCGCGATGGGGTCTCCGAAGGCGTACCCCACCAGAACCTTGGCAGGATCCATCGGTGTGACGGTCTCGTGACCTACACCCTCGGCCCACACCACGAGGTCTACATCGGGACGCTCACGTCCATACTCACTCATACGTCAATCCTCCGACCCAGCAGCCCGAGGTCCAAACCCCGATCCGCCGTGTCAAACCTGAACAGACCCGTGTTGCCCTCGATGTAGACGTGACCTACCCCCGATGGCGACATGAGCGGAAACAACTGCTGGATGATCTCGATCTGTGTCGCCGTCAGTGGCACAGTCACCTCGAAGTCGAGCTGGTAGTGTGCCGCACCGTACTGGGTATAACGCACGCCACCCACCAGATTTGTCCCCAGGTACTGGGCAAACGCCGCCACGACCTCGCTAGCCACGCCATCCGTCGTGTTGACGAGCACCTTCACGCGCAGCGCGGCGCGGTACTCGTCGTCGTCGGCCGTGAACCGGTCAAGCCCTACGATGGACCCATACTGGTCCAGCCGCACGCCCACAGCGGTGTCGACGTCGTCGATGAGCACCGAGTACGCGAGGTCTTCGATGTCCTGAACGGGTCCAACGAGCAGCGTCACGAGTTCGACGGCGACGGGGCGCTTCGAGCGCCGAAGCACACGGTGCACAGCCGCGTCGACGTGGTCTGCGATCTTGGTGATGACCTCGGCCATTAGGGCACCGACACGTTGGCAAGCGGCACGAGCGCGATGTTGTAGAACGGCACGTCGACAGGGTCGTGGTCGCCTGCACCCGGTGGGTTCGACGTCGCGACCAGCACGTCCATGTCGAGGATGCCCGACACGCGCGCCAGGACGTAACCCACCACCAGCGTCGGACACACATCCTCGCCGACCGACAGCGTGGTGACGTAGTCCACCACGTGCTGCTTGATGAGTGCCTTGTTGGTGACCGCGAGCGAGGTCGACCAGGTGTGGGAGTTCACGTTGACGGTGACCCACATCTCGAGCGTCGTGGCCCAGTCCCACTGGACGGTCTGGGCGTACCCCTGGTCGTCCGTCACGATGGCATACTGGCTGGCATACGGGCTGCCGTAGTCTGCGATGCCCGCGGGTGCTGTCTCCCACAGCGCGGTTGCGATGGCCTCCTGGTCGAGGGTGTTGGGGTACAGCACAGCCCACCGAGAGTGTGCGGGCTGACCCGTGACAGGGTTGACGAAGTCCGTGCGGTTGGACACCACAAACGCCGCCTCGACGTTCTCGATGGCCTCCAGTCGCGCACGCGCAGAGCCGTCCGTGGACGCGCCGGGTCGTTGGATGGACCGCCTGAACCGGAGTCGGAGTTGTGCGTCGAGTTCGACGTCACGCCCGCTGTCAACGGCGTCGGACGCCGACACACCAGACCAGTGTGCGACCGAGTCGACCACCGTGTCGATGGCGTCGATGGCGTAGGCTTGGGGTCCAGTCGTGTCGGCCTCGACGATGACGTTGGCCTCGTACGGCGCGCCCGCTGGGAGGTCAACGTCGACAGTCGTGGCGAACACAGGGCCCCCCGCGCCGACCGACATCCGAGAGCCCGCGGGAACCGTGGTTGCTGTGCCGTCTCCAACCAGCGTCACCGTCGTCGACGCGTACGTCGCCGGCAGCCGGTACACGCCGGCGAGCGACGTCAGGTTGTCGAGCGCCGCCCCAGGTGCGCCGTCGACATCGCGCGCGAGGTAGACCTCGAGCAGCAGTTCGTAGAGCGCGTTGAGGCGCTCTGTGAACACGTCGATGAGTTCCACCAGCGGTGGGGCCGCGGTATCGGAGAGGTTCATCGCCGGCCCAAACACACTGGACGCGCGGAACGCGGCCTTGAGTTGGGTTCGGATCTCCGCCGTGCGAGGAACGTCGAGCCCTGTTGCGTCAAATCCCAAAGTCTACACCGTCAGTGTGATGGGGCCAAACGTAGTGTTGACCTCGATGGTGAATGTGACGCGGCGTGTTGGGCGGTCGACTTCGTAAACGAGCATCACGATGGTATTTACTCCCGGTGTGGTCAGCAGAGTCTCGCGCAGCGAGCCTTCGTACGCCTCGACGTCGGGTGGGGTCGCGAACAGCATCTCCCGGTAGGGTTGCCCCGCACGCAGATTCATGAACCACTCGTTCCACCACAGAGTCAGTCGGCGCCTCAGCTCCTGCTTGAGCTCCTGCAGAGGGTCTGTCGTCATCAAGAGCCCGCCGTCGGAGACCACAAAGTCCATCTCGTCGTTGGTGTAGAAGTCCATCAGGTCGCCATGGTTGAGGTCGACGCTGGGAGCGTCAGCGGGGGGATCAGTTCGGTGGGGAGCACCGGCACGGGCGCGAACCCGTTGTGTGTGTGCACGTCGTACGCCGCCTTGATCTTGCCGAGCTCTGTCAACACCAGAGAGGCCAACGCGACGAAGTCAGTCGCGGTCGACGCGCCGAGCTTCACGAGCGACCCCGACACGACGGTCGCGACGGGGTCTACGTCGCCCGGCCCGAGCGGGCCGAGCTTGGTACGCAGCGTTGGGAACGCCACGACATCCGAGATGTCGAACCTCGACGTCGACGCCTTGGTTGCGTCACCCGTCAGCCGCCACCCCGAGATGTCGGCCTCGGCGGGCACGCACAGCACGGGGTCTCCGGGGAGCAGTGGGAACGTCAGCGTGCGGCCGGCATACCCAGGGAACTGGACCGGCACGTCTTCGAGCGTGATAGCGACACCCGTCGTACTGTCGACGTCGAACAGCAGCGCGACTTTGGCCTCTTGGGTGGCAGGGTTGTAGGCCATCACCACACCGGGCATGGGGCCACGAACCGCCTCGAGGCGGCTCGAGAAGTGTGCGTCGAGAAGGTCTTCGAGGCCAGGTGTGTAGTCAAGCGCCATAGGTGTAAGGCCTCCCCTCGATGGTAGTCTCCCAGGTCGTCCCGCGGCTCGTCCCGCGGTGGGTAACCTTGGTGGCCTCGAACGCACCTGCGATGGCTGCGCGCACAGAGTTCACGACGAACAGGCGACCGGGCTTCATGCGCGGCGCCAGCAGCGTCGTCACTTCGATGCCGCCCTTGACGCGCTTGGGAATGCCGCGCATCCCGGTCGCCGACGACACAACCATCGCGTTGCCCGGCGTGGGGTTGCCCAGCGACACGATCTCGAGGAGCCCGTCCTGGATGGACCACGCGAACCCGAGGTCGGTGCCGAGTCGGTCCAGCGCGTCGCGAGACCGCCCGGAGAACGCCTGTGGGCCTGGATAGACCGTGTGGACGACCGACGGGTCGAGGTAACCCACCACCATACCCGACCCCGCAAACGAGGCGATGATGTCCGCCAGGATGACGACGGACGACGTCCCCGCGGTGTACGAGTGCGTGAACCGGGCCGACTTGAACGCCAGTCGGCCGTCGCCGGACGCGATGTTGGTGATGAAGTTGGGCACCGAGAGCTCGTGCACAACACCTCGCGTGTCGATATCACCCTGGAACAGCATCGACGGAATCGTCTCGCCAGCCAGCAGTTGGATGGTCATGCCAGGCTGCTCGAGCCACCGCAACGAGTCCTGGGCGAGCCCATAGAGCTTCACGTTGGCTTTGTTGGGGTGCTTGCCACGCGTGCGCGTGACGTCGAAGTCGATGCGCAGCGGTGCCCCCCAGATGCGCTGGATGCCTCCGATGATGCCGGCTCGGAGCTGTACGATGCGCTCAGGAATCACGAGGGGATCTCCACGGTGTGGGCGAGCGCCGGGGTCTGGTAGACTTCACCCGGCGCGTAGTAGAACAGGGCCCAGCGGTCCCCGTAGTCCTCAAACGTCGGATCGGTCAGCGGGCCGATGAGGTAGAGATGCCCTGGTGGGACACGCCCGCCTGCCCGCGGCTTGGCGAACAGGTCGACGTAGGGCACGACACGCTGCCCCATCGAGATGGCGCCGTCCAGGTCCGATAGCCCGATCTCCCAGCTGGCCGACCGCTGCCGCCAGCGCACGACGGCGCCGAGCGAGTAGCCCTCGAGCTTGAACGACCAGGAGTACGTCGCGGCCCCGAAGGCCCGCTGTGGGTAGAGGATTTGCATTAGGGTCCCAGTGCCTCAGGCAGGCCGTTGTCAAGCAACCCTCCAGGCACCAGCTCAGCCGCAGCAGGATCGACCGCAGACGACATGATCTCACTCGAGGCGCCCGTCACAGCCGCCCCGTACTGACCGAGGGGTGTCGTGGACAGTGGTGCACCACTTTGGGCAGCCTTGAGAGTGGACGTCAAATTGGAGGTGCCCCCTATGGTCACCGGAGGTTGGCTGCCTGCCGTCGCCGCCGCGGACCCTGTGTCAGGACACTCGCACAGCTCGTTGGGGGGCACGACGTCGGGGGCGACAGGTAGCGTCGTGGTCAGGAATTCGGCACGCTCAATGGTCTGCAGTGAGATGGTAATCTCAAACGCTGCCCCGCCCGGCTGGTCGTGCCTGGCGGAGAACGATATGATGACCACCTTCTTCACCCAGTTTGGTGACACCAACCACAGCTCCTGGCGCTCTTTGGTGATCTTTTCTAGCTGCTGCACCGCGTCCTGGCGGGACCTGCGACCCAGTGGGTGGTAGACAGACTGCATGGGGGTTGACGTGATGATGCCGACGACCTCGTACTGGGTCGGGTTGTACCACCCGTAGTCCGACACGTTGCCACCCGCCTCGCTGGCCTCGGATGTCCACTCGACGTCGAGTGCAGCGGACTCGTTGACCGTGCAGTCCAGGCGGAACATCCACGGGACGCCCAAATAGGTATCGCTGCTCATGAGGTAGACGGACTCACTCATCGGATTATCGAGTCCTCCTTCACGAGTGTCGAGATGTTGTCCATGGCCGCCAACACCGCTGTGGACAACCCTTCTTGGATTGCCCCTTGCAGGTCCTCCACAGTCATGCCCTTCGCACTAATATTGACGTTCTGGATTCGCAGGTCGTACTTATTGGCTGTCAGCTGAGGATCCTTGTTGCCAAACGACGTCCACAGAGGGTTATCAGGAGACTTGGGGCGCCACGGTGCAGCGATCTCGTCGGTGATTGCCGAGAAAACCGTGCGCAATCTGTATCGCGTCATCTTCGTCAGCCGATCACGCTCCGCCTTGTCGACCTGGTAGTCCAGCAGGTCTCTATCAGCGATTGGGGGGTAACCTCGTCGGACACGGTCACTTTGTATGTCCCGCCTTGCCTGATCTCTGGAAAACTCACGCGGGCTTGGGGTGTTGTCGTCCAAGTTGCCAAACAGCCCGTTCATGATGTCGGACCCCCTAGACTTCGACAGGTCGGCCAAGCTCTTCCAACCCGTCACAACATCCTCCAGCCGGGCCGCCAGGAGCCCTTCACCCGTGCGGTTAAACCTTTCCCTGGCAGTCTCTGCCCGTCGCCTGCCGGAGATACTCGTCCCCCCGCTGGGTGTAAGTGCCCCCACACTGGGTCGAGAAGCTGCAATCTCAGCCTCGATCTGCTCTGGGGTCTTCTTGTCACGGATGCCCTTCGCCCGAATTATGCCCTCTTTGGTCTCTTGGCTGACGGACCCAGAGGGCACCAGAGACAGTAGGCTGTCCACGATGTCCAGAATGGACGTCAGAATCCCCAACGCTGCAGTCAAACTGTTGACAAGTGTGGGTCCCAACGCCACGAGACCCTTCAAAAGAGCCTCTCCCAGACTGATTGCCAGACGCTCTGCCACCTCGGCGAGCTTTCGGAGGGGCTCTACCAACCCGTCCAGCATACCCTTCTTGTCATCCCCCAGCATGTCTCCAATGAGGGAGTTCCCCCCTTTCATGAAGACGTAGAAATCCTCCAGCACCAGAGCCAGGGCCACCACTGCCGCCGGTATCAGGAGCACTGACGCCTGCGCCGACAGGGAGGCTGCGCTGAATGCACGCATAGCTGCGGCGGCACTCAGGATACCGCTGACTACAGAGCGCGCAGCCACGGCCGCAAACAGCAGCCTCACCGCACGCTCGGTCTTCTCCGAATTGATGGCTAGCCACTTGAGCAGCTCGCCGAGCTTCCTCACGGCCACCGCGAGTTTGTCACCAAACGCGCGAGCCGCGCCGTACCCGGACTGCCCAGCCGCGTCGAGCCAGGCGATAACACCTTGGAGCGACGAGGACAGACCGTTGCCGGTCGTCCCCTCGCCGACCGCGAGCGCGGCCCCAAACAGCACGTCCTTGAGGTTCGACAGGCGACCCCCCAAGGTGTTCATCTGCAGTTCCATCGCCTTGGCGAACACCGTGTTGCCGGTGTTCTTCCAGAATGCCTGGATGGCCTGGGAGTTGCGCGCCACGGTCGTGGTCACGCCCTGGACCGTGAACTCGATGGTGTTGGCGTTGGTCTTGACACCTACGCCGAGGTTGCGCAGGCGCTGCTGCAGCCCGACGACCGACCCCGCGATGGCGTCGGTCATGTCGTTGATGCGGACACCCAGTGCGGCGGACACGTTGCCGTAGGCCGTCATCGCCTCGTAGGACGGGTCAAGCCCACGTCCCTTGAGCGCGATGTA